AGATGTGACACTCTATCTAGGTTGATAGTTGGACCATCTGGATGACCTAACTCACCAAGTGCACGACCTTTCTCGATGTACTTAGTGTTGTAGTTAGCTGCTTCACGCTGCAATGTCGAAATAGGATACATCCGACCATTGCGGTTCTTGATCTCCCCCTGCAAAAAGACACCCTCGATAAAATGGCTTTTCTTACCATTCTTACCTTCGGTGATTGTTACTTTAGCGGTTTCAATCTCCTCCCTGATCAGTTTCATTTTTAGGTTCCTCGGTTTCGTTTTCAGTTTCTGCTGAAGCTTCAGGTGGTTCCGCATCCGCAGGTTGCTCGGTGTTTTCAGGACCGTCTTCCTGTGGTTTAAAAATTACTTTACCAACTTCTTTCTTCTGTGCATCTATGGCATCAACTGCTCTCGCATTCATACCTTGTACAACATAATCTGACAGGTCTTTTTGACCTGCAAAGAGAGCATTAACTATATCTCTTGCAACTTCAGTAGGCATAATTATACATTAGTTATAAAACTATTTAGATGTTTCCTTTTTTATAGTCCGCATCACTGATCCCTGCTTCCGCAGGATCTGGTTCTGGAGGCATCAAAGACATCTCCATTTGAGCAAGTTCTAGCTTCTGCATCTCTACAGGATCAACTAGTTTACCCTCTGAGATCTCAGTGTCCATCTGACCTTGTATCTCATTAAACTCTTCATCAGTCTGCTTAAGTATCTGACGACGCATATACTCAAGTGAGAAGTATTTACCAGCGAAAGGATCCATTTGAGCGACAAGAGCCATACGCTCATTCATCATTTCTTGCTCTTTCAACTCACTGAAGTAGTTGTCAGCAACAAAATCATACTGAATATGCTCTTTTAATTCATCCCATTCTTCTAAAGTTACTACACCCTTGAGTACCAATTGTGTCTTAAGAAGATCGTTGAATAAATCAGAGAATCTCTTACGGAGTCTAGCGATGAACTTCTGGAATTTTACTTCATCACGTGTGATCTCAGCAGACCTACCAACGTTAAATGATGAATCAGATTCCAGACGTGACTCAGGTACATTTAATGCACGGTAGAGTTTCTTCTGGAAGTACTTGATGTCCTCAAGTTCTCCAAGATTCTGTCCACCTGGGAGCGTAGAGATTTCAGTTCCTCTACCGCCTTCCCTTCTTGGTAACCAGAAGTCTTCGAGCATTGACATGAATTTTTTGTCATCTCTTATCTCTCCTGTGTCAGCATTATATACTAACTTATTTCTATAGCGAGACATTACCTCACGGAGGTACTGCTCTGCTTTCTGCTTAGGTAGATTACCTACATCAATATAAAATATTCTACGCTCTGGTGCACGTGACATGCGGTAAATAACCAGAGAATCTTCAATCATTCTCAACTGGTTAGTTGCCTTAATTGCCTTGTGAAGATGTGACAACACATAGTTGCGTTGCATATCTAATTGTCCTGAGTGGACAAAACATATAGCGTCAGGTGCTATTTTAATTCCCCTATTCTCATACCCACGTAACCCTTTAGGTGAATAAATGAAATACTCTACACTCTTAGGTACCAGTGTATTAATTTCTGGGTCAGCAGGTGACACACGATCCTTTGGTTTATCATATTCGATAACCTTTTTAATCTTTCTAGGATCAATGTATCTCAACTCTGTCATTCCTTCTTGAGGATTGTCAGGGTTGATCATCTTATGATAAAAAAGTCTTCCGTCGATGTACCACCTACGGAAGATATCATATGCTTTACGATCAAAGTCTAGTAACGATAGTACGTTATCAAACTCTTCTCTAATTCTTTTCTTTACACTCTCACTTGCTTTTAAATTTGAGAGTTCTACATCTACAGGTTTATCATCTAGATCCCCTGCGATAGCTTCTGCAACTATATCTCCGATTGCTTGATCCACTTCTGGATGTAGAGACATCTCACGGTATCTACCAATGAGATCTACATCACTTGCTTTGTTAGCTGCGTCACCAAGGTCAACGTATTGACCAAAGTAACCACCTGCCACAATGGGTTGTGCTGCATCATCCGTATCTTTCGTAACAAAAGAAGGGCCAATGGCTTTTTGACCCTTCTTCTTACGATCTATCGAATATCCAAACAGTTGTGACATTTAATTGTCCTTCCTTTTCATTATATATTTATGCGGTTAGCTAGTTGCGTCTTTAGCAACTGCGTTACCAGCGTTAGCATCGTTGTCATAAGTCCAGTATTGAACTTGGAACTCAACGGTGTACTCTTCTGGAGTATCGTTGCTATCCCATGCTAGGTCAATAGCGGAAATAGTTGAGGGCCAAATACCCACAAACTTATACGATCTAACAACAGATCCTTGTCTATCATACTGACGTACCTTTGCTTCCGCTTGATACTCAGCAATAGTCTTAGGCTCTTGTAGGTTCTGCTGAAGTGCTTGAATCTTAGTAGACCACTCTTCAAACTTAGAACGGAGTGCGAAACCTTTGTCGTTAAGGACTGTAATAGTCCATGGCTCGAAGGTTCTGTCTCCAGCAATCTTAAGTGTCCTACCTCTGTAAGGCACTTCGATTACTCCTACTGTTGATGCTGGAATGTTTGCTGCTTTAACTAAGAAAGTAGCAAGTGAAGCAGCAGATGCACCTGGACCTGCTTTTGACTTACCAGCTTCACCCTGAGTTGCGTTTTCAGTGGTACCAGTTGCACCACCGATGGATGGGGATCCATCATCTAGTATGCCAGGAAATCCTATTTCTACCTGAAACAGGTTAGGGCGGGCTAAGTCTTGAATCCTATTTCTAAAGTCTAGGATAGGTGCACTTATTTGTTTGCCCTCGGTATTTCCTGGATATGTTTGACTGTCGTATGCTGACATTTAATTTCTCCTATTAGAGGTTGAGCACGAAGACGTGCCACGGTTTACTCATTAAGTAACTAGCTCACTGAAGCTTGCTCCAGTTCTAGTAGCAGTGAAGGTCAATGTGATGAAGTTGATAGATCTTGTGGGTTTCACAAAGATTTCTGCATAGAATTCACCACGGTCAATCGACTCAGCAGGGTTGTTAGTTCCATCGCAAACTACGAGGAAGTCAACAATACCACGTCGTGATTGGACACTGCGTAAGTAAGGCTCAACAATGTTCTTAAATTGCTGGCGAGTAAACTCGTCATTCAACTCAAATAGTTGGGTCTTAGCAGCCTCTGAAATTGCTTCTTCCATGACTAGGAATAAACGACGGACGTTAATTCTGTCAAAGGCAGAAACATAAGAGAGTGCGGTCTTGTCTCCGAAGAGGACAATGCCCTGTCCAGGGAATGCAACGATTGGGTTAACACGAGATGCATAAAGTGTATCTCTGTGATCCTTAAGAGGTGAGTAAGCAAGTTTAATTGCGTTTCTCAACTGTCCTCTGTTGAAACCTGCGGGAGAGTACCAAGGCTCTTGAGCAAGAGTTGTGCTTAGTGTAAGTCCAGCAACGTCAGCATTACATGGGATGTAACGATACTTGTCACTGTACTTATCATAGATGTATTTGTAGTTATTGTCAAATACAGCATATGATGTGCTTGATAACTGGTCGAAGTAGTTAACAGTCCTTGCAACAATAGTTGAAGTCTTAGTCTGACCAATTACGTCTCCACGATAAGGTGAAACGAATGCAATACAATCCTTACGTGAAGCAGCAATAGAAATTACGTGCTGTGCTTTAGCGATTGTATCATCAATACCACTCATGGATGGACCCATAAGAAGATAATCAATATCTACAGTCTCTGGGTCAGAGAATAGATCGTATGCTCCTAAAATATCAGGACGTGCGATAGTATAACCATCAGCACCACCTTGTAGTGCATAACGTAATGTTGCTCTATTCTTAGTACCAAGTAAAGGTATTGCTAGAGGATTCAATCCTGTTGGATCGTCTAGGTTGTTAAGAGGAGCAGCTGTCTTAATAAGATCAAACTCTCTGTTAACACCTGATACACCAATAACTCCAGAGTTAGATGTATTCTTATCATAGATGTTAGCAGTCTCATGAGATCCCCAATATAGGTACTCAGAGAAGTTCTTAATTACATCCTTATAATAGATGTTATCACCTTGAGGTGACTTAGCATCAATAGCTTTAGAAACATTAAGGTGCTTCTCTAGGACTGCTCCTGGAGTTCCCGTAATCTTTCCGTCACCATCGATGACTAGGATGTGCATTAGGTCGTTGTAACCACCTCTGTCTGCAACCCATGCGGAAGTTGTAGGACGTGCAGCAACGTTAATCCACTTAGTGTTCTCTCCATAGAGACGTGACTCATAGTCAACCTCAACGTTAGCAATCGAGATAGTTGTTGTATTCTTATCTACAACTGTCTGGTTTGCTTGGAACCTAGGTGATGCTTGATTCAGTGCAACACGTAGCTCACGTGAGATTGACTCGATCTGTCCAGAGTCACCAGTAGCAGATCCAGGAGTGTTACTGTTGTTTGCCAACTCAGTAACAGTATCATTGATCTCAAGGATGTCAGACGCAGTGTCGTCAATAGTGACTTCCAACTTGCGGTTAACAGCATCCCAGGCAACAATACGTCCTGTAACACCACCACTAACAGCAGTGATATAGTTGTCTTTCTCGAATGATCCTACAAGAGATGCATCATCCTTGAATGTAACTATGACACTGTAATCATATACTCTACCGTAAACATTAGCATTAGAGAATGAAACCTCTGCGTTGTTTACAAACTCCCACTCATTAGCAGTTGGTTGAGCGAGGTATAATACTTGGTCAGGACCAGCATCTGTAACGATAACACGTAGTGAATTACCGTAGATACCTGCGGTCTTAGCAGCCCACTTCCAGTTGTTAGCAGCAGTCTCTACATTTGCCTCATATGTATTGAGGTTTTTGATTAGAGGAGCAACAACACCAGTTGCGGTTGTTTCGTTAATCTCTGTCTTGTTAGTTGTAACAGTCTGTAGATTAACAGTAGATCCATCAGTGTGTGCAGCAGCAGTTGTGTTTAACTGAGCACGGACAACGGTTAGATCGTTACCAGCAACAGAAGATACCTGTAAGATTTCATCGTCAACTCTGATGTATGAGTTAGTACCTACACCAAGAGCAGCAGAAGATGTAACTGTAAGAGTTGTATCACTGTCACTAAATGTACCACCTTCGTTAATGGTTGAAGATGTGCCAGCAGGCTCGATGAGAGTAATTTGAGTAGCAGCAGCGTGAGATACAGCAGATGTTGCTAACTGTCCACGTGAAACTGTTACATCATTACCAGAAATTGCGGAGATAACCAGTAATTCAGCATCAATAGCAAGGACATCGTTAACGTCGAAGTCTGTTGCTGAAGCAACTGTTAATGTTGTGTCAGACGCACTGAAAGTAGTTACCGTATACTGTGCAGTATCGATTGCGTTTTTCAACGAATCATTCATTGCACGGATAACCTTTACAGTACCTCCGTAAAGTAAGAATTGTGCGGTACTAAACCAGTACTCGTAGTTATATTCAGTAGGTTTGCCGAATATAGAAAGTAATTCTTTCTCACTTGTTACATCAGTGACCTGCTCAACAGGCCCCTTTTCAAAACTTCCAACGATAGCAGCAATATTATCTACTGTTGCGTTTACTACGTTGGTCAGATCTCTTTCTAATACGACTACACCTGGTGAAAGCTGTGTCGATGCCATCTGTTAAATCTCCTAGGTATGTCCAAATTGGATGCTGAAATTATTTATCGAAACGTGTATTTTCACTGGGGAATCAAGCCGTGATTACCAGTCTGGATAGTCTGCTTGATATGGAGGCAAAGGTCTAGGTCTATTCCTCTTTCTATTAACTCTCCATATGGTACAAGACTTACACTCATACGCATATGCTGATGGATTATTACCTCTGTCTTTACGAGTCTTATAAAAATCTTCTAATAAACTCTTAGTCCTACCACAGAACCTACACTTCCTCTCTACAAATAATAAATGCTCAAGAGAGAGGTCAGTTTCTAATGTCATGACAAATATTCCCACATATGTGAGTTATCTCCATACTCATCTAAGTTCCATCTATCACCTTCATCATCTACAAACGATTGCTCATAGTCAACATGGTTATCAATGAATCCAAATGGAGCCATGTCCGCTTCTATTCCTTCTTTCTGCTCTTGATACATCTTCATCCGTACATCATCGTCATGTAACTCACGGAAATAGTCCGTAGTTGCTAACCATGCGAAGATAACCAGACACATAGCAAGGTCATCGTTACATCCTTCCTCTGCCTCCCATGCTGGACCTCTCTGAATGAAGGTTGTTAACTCTGCCATGATGTCATAGTCTTTAAAGATGAGTTTATCATCCTCA